CATTTTTCCAATCGCCGAAATTAAATTGTTCACCCAATCAACTGCCGATTTTATTTGGTTTATAAAATTTGTAATTCCCCCGGTAAGAACCTCAACCGCCTTGGTCGCCACTCCGACCATAAAGGTAGCAATCTCGGTTAAAATCTGCAAGAACTTTGCGACAACAATTATGGAGGCCGTAATCCCCGCAATCAGCGCCATTATTGCCACAACCAAGAGCGTGCCAATAACTTTGGCCATAAATTCGAAATACGGCGCAAGAGGCTGTAAGGCAATCCAAAGCGCCTGCAATGCCGGCCATAATTGGGTCGAAATCACGAGCCAAAATTGCTGAAAGACCGGCAAAAGAGCCTCGATAATAACCTGCCAAATCAAACGGATTGAAGCCGTCAACTCATCGAATATTGCTTTGAGCCAAGGTATTTGGTTAATCCTATCGACCACCGCCTGCCACGCTCCCGCAATCATTCCGCAAACCATAACCCAATTATCACGAAGCCACAAAATCCCAAGAACGAGCCCCGCAATAACTGCCCCGCCAATCGCAAACGGGGCAAGAGCAATCCCCATAGCGACGATATGCCCGATAAACACAAGTACCGCCGGGATTAGCATTGCCGTAATCGCCGACGCTAAAATAATAACTGCTTCCCGGTGGTCTTTAATCCATTGAATAATAACTTTTGATTGCTCAATCCAAACCGGCAAAACATTCTGCGCGAACTCTAAAACTTTATTTAAAAATTCCGTCAACATCGGCAATAATTTGTTCCCGATGTCCTCGCTTAAATTTTGTAAAACCATTCGCAAGGCGAGCATTTTTCCGGCGAAAGTATCAGCGAACGCCTGCGACTGACCCGTCAATTTTTTCTCGGCCTCGGCCAACATCTCCATAGGCGTTGCGCCGTCCTTGATTGATATGCCTAAATCAGTAAGCGCTCGAGCGTTTCCAACAAGAACTCGGGATAAAGTAGAACTTGCCGTTGTAAGGTCAATATTTTTCAGCCTCGATAAATCCATTGCCATTTGGTTGAGCCTTAAAGCCAAATTCACATCGCCGGTTTTCTGATAAAGCAAAGCCAAAGAGTTCGCCGTGTCCTCGTCGTCAAATCCCAACTGAACGGAAGCCTTGGAGGCGTCAATGAATTGTTTTTTTAACTCTTCAATCCCTCCCGCCGTTTTCTTGGCCGTTTTTTCCATTGTCTGCATTACGGCGTCAAATTTTGCCATTTCCTTTTGAGCGTCGCTCGCACTCTTAACTGTCATCACTCCGAACGCCACAGCTCCCGCCCCTAAACCCAAAAGAGCGCCCGCAAATGCTTGGGACGCCTTAATAGCCGGTTGGAAATCTTTTTCAACCCTCTTCAATTTTTCTGAAATATCATCAAAGACCCCCGCCGTTTTATTCTCCCCCTCGATAACCAGTTTTACTGTTTGGTTTGTGGCCATATTATTTTTTTGCCTCTCTATCCGCAAAATTTATTGCTTCAATAATGGCGTCTATTAGCCAAACGGGCTGGGAATAAAAATTATCTATTGTCCAGCCCGTTTCAAAAATAATTCTAACAATGGTGCTTATTGGCCAAGCTCCTCTTTTTTTTTCCCCGCCCGCAAAGAGGCAATGGCGTCCTTAATCGCTTGGTAATCCGCTTCGGGGAGAGCAAGAACTTCGGTCAAAAGATTTTCTGTTTTTCCATTTAAGGAAACGAGGAAAATTTCCAATTCTTTATGCGCCTGCTTTTCAATCAGCGACGGGTCGAACTTGCCAAAATCAACGCTCCGAGAGCCCATAGCGGGCTTAACTTCAATTCCCGAATAAAGCACGGATTGGATTTGCTCGGCTTCTCCGCCGGTAATCCATTCCTTGACTTCCGCTTCCCCTCCGCTGACTTCAAGCAAGATTTTTTTTGTTGACGCAATCATTTTTTTATGTTGTTAATTTTTTAGGAAATGGGCTCGGCTTCGTAGCTGGCCACTTCGTTTATAACATTGACCTCGACAACTTTTTCCTCGTCCGTGTCGTAATGAGCGACGAACGAAATTTTGTCTTTCACTAAATCATCAATCGGTCTGTCCTGTTCGTTCTTCTCAATCGAAACTTTCGGCAAGGTGATTGTAATTGTCGGGTGTTTAGTCGTCGAACCGAGCAAAACATCCGCCCGCTGAATAACAATTTGCATTGCCTTATATTCTCCAGCGACATAAATGTCGTGGTAATCTTCGCTTTCGTAATCAAGGGTAAGGTCGCCCGAAACTTCCAACAATCCGGCAACGGCGTCTGTCGGGGCAACTGAACCGAGCCCGTATTGAGCGCGGGCGTTGTTATTCACAACGAGCGAAAACTCCCGAGCATTGACAGCGACCGCCGAAGTTAAGCCAGCGACATCGTCCGCAATTTTAATGGAAACATCCCCCGGTCTAAAAATCAAATCGCTATCCTCGAAAGCCAAAGAAAATCCAGTCTGTTCGCTCTCATCGCTTCCGACAAACTCGACTGTCGCATTGACTAAATCATCGACAGGAGTTTTAATTTCCAAACTCTTGACCATAACATTGTTATAGCCATAATCCTGAAAAGCCCCGCATTGAGCAAGCGCCAAAGACAAGGTGGGGAATTGCGGATTGCAAAGCGCCAACTCGAATTTGTGATTTTTCGCCGTCCCCTCGCTGGTCGTGGTGGTTAATTTTCCGAGCAAAGATTTTAGCAAATAGCCAATCGTTTCGCTCTTCAAATTAAATTCAAGATTGCCGACAACTTCCTTACTGACAACCTCCGAGCCTTGGCTCATCGCTCCGCTCGAGCGGGTTTCTTTGAGCAAAGCCTTTTTAACTTCTAACATCACGCCGGTCGGCGTTCTGCCCGGGATAAAAGCCTGTGGCTCAACAAAAGAGCCCCGCACGCCCTCCAATCCAATCCCGATGTTTAAATCTTCCCCTCTTAATATCGGCATATTTTTTTTGTTTTCCGCCGTTCAACCGGCAAGAATAAATTAAATTATTTTAACAAACTTTTCTGTCTACATATTTGCGACAGCGGACTGTAATTTCAGCTACTCGGTAAACCGCTTCGCCCCTCTCTTCATAATACCACGCCGACGGCGCAGGCTCAACCCAATCGCACGCCGGGACAACTCGCCTGTCCGAAAATAAATCAAGGAGCTCATCGACGACATCCTCAAGCGCTTTTTCTGCGTCCTCGTGTTCGCTCTCTTTGGTAATCGGATAAAACGCCCGCACCTTAAAAACGAAAACAACTTTGTCCGCTTCGGTATTGGCGTAATCAGAGGAGTTTTCACTCGGTGAAATAATCACGGCTGGAAATCCCGAAAAGGTGGAGCGGTCGTAATCGTAAACGACGGCAATTTTTTCTCCCGTTCCTGATAAAGTATCAATCGCTGTTTTAATTCCCGCCTTTATGTTCTTAAAATTTCCCGACATATTTTTTTTATACTATTGGTAAATTATCGACCACTTTGGCAAACTCGTCTTGGATATTTTGAAATTCAGCCGTGTAAGCCAATTCAAGAAAAGGATTTGCTTTCGTGCCCGGGTGGTGAACAATCTTTCCGAAATATTGCCCTGTTCTGACATTCGCTAAACCCTTTTTAATTCTTGCGCGGATTATGTGCGGGCGCGTGCCCTCGTGCACATAGTAGGCATAATTTGCTGTCGCTTCGATTTTCCCGCTGGCAACTCCTGTCATTGAGCTTTTAATGCTCTGGCGAAGATTGCCACCGCCCGACTGCTTATTGACCGGCGCTAATCTTTTTGCCGACCGCTCCAACCCGACAAGCGAACGGGCAACCGCCTCATTCATTCGCCACGAAATGATTGTCGGATATTTTTTGAATAATTCTTTTATCTCGGCCAGCTTTTCAATCTTAATATTTATAACTTTGTCGGCCATATTTTTTTAACTCTCAAAGGCTCTGATTATAATTTCAGCGTGCTTCACGCCCACGCCCGGCAATCCGATAAAATTTTCCACCGCCACGACCCTGTAAACCTCGCCGTCCTCTCGCACAATTCTGTCGCCCTCGACAATGTCATTGTTAGCGCAAAAAAGAACAAGGTCTTTGCCGAACCCGTCGGTAATATCTTTGGAAATCGAAGCGTCAATCGGCTGAATATTGCAACAAAGGCTCACAATGTAAGGC